AGGGTATGTCCCGTGTTGGAAACTTGACTCTTCATTAGCGTCAAGCCCTTCCTTCTCTCTTGGATCTCTTTCTGCATCAAGGCAATCTTTTCGTCCGTTGTCTCATTCGCAAGCTTTTCCCTTGTCGCCATGGTTTTTGCTGACTGACCAGACTCCTTGCTGAAAACCTTTAGTACTTTACTCAAGGCAGCCGTGGCCCCCTTGGTGTCTTTTATCTGCCTAATATACGGCGCATATACCGCGGCAACGCTGGATCCCTCTTTACCCAGGACGTGGGAATACCTCTGCAACCCAGTGGCAGCCTCCTTAACCTCCCCGGTCAGGGGGTCCAACACCTCTGAGCGGCCCACAATCTTATCCAACTTCGTATCTTTGACCTCATTACCGAAACCAATTTCCTCTTCGACCTTCTCCTGGTTCTTGGTTAACCCCACGCTATCAAAGACACCCTTTAACTTATTGGTGGCGTTCTCCATCGTCCCAAAGGTTGCAAGCAACCCGGTGAATCCACCTACCAATGCGCCAGCGCCGATAAGCAGAGTCGCAAACCCTGTACCGACTGCCGTGACTGTACCCATGAACCCACCAAAGACAGTCGTAGCAAGGCCGCCAATTCTTAGAAACATTCCACCGACATTCTTTAATGATCCCCCGATTTTCTTTACGACTGCCTTAACGCCGCTTCCAGTCCCGATGATAGTGGGGACGTTGCTCCCTCTTGCAGAGGCGGCGTTTGAGGCCGTCTGCGCGGCTGTGCTAAATGTCGCCGACAGGCCGGTCCTAATATTGCTCGCTTTCTTAACGGCCTCAAACGCCAGAAACGCATCCTTCGCCTTTTTTATGGCCCCACTGAGCATCCCAATGTTTGCGATCCCGGTGCCAACCCACGATGCAATCCACCCTCCTATTCCAAGAGCCATCACCGAGGTAAGAGCAATGCCAATCGCAGCGATAGCTTTTGCGATAACGCCAAGCTGATCTTTATTCTTCGCCAAACCCTTAAACATCTTAGTGAAGTATTTAGACAATTTTATCACATGAGGAAGAAGAGCATTGCCCATTACGATGGCAAAATTTTGGAACGAGCTTTTCAGTATATTGAGTTTCCCCAGCGCGGTATCAAGAAGCTGTGTCTCAAGCTTCGCCCCAAATTCCGACCAGTCAGACTCTTGGATGTTATCTCTAAGCCTGATAAATTCTTCTGTTCCCTGTGCCAAAGCGGCAGCAATCTTGGGACCAGCTCTTTCTCCAAATATCTCGACTAAGCCCGTAAGGAATTCTAGCTTCTTGCCCTTGCTGGTGAACGCATCCATTGCTCCGCTGAGCTTCTGAAGAACCTTGAGCTGACCGAACTCACCCTGGAGATCTTCTTTCTTGATCCCAAATGATTTCATTGCAGCGCGAGACTTCTCAGTCGTCTTCATCATCGCGAAGAAAGATCTTTTCAGTGCCGTCCCGGCCTCTGTGCCTTGGATACCCACATTTCCGAGAAGACCAATCATGGCAAAAAGATCTTCTTTCGGCATGTCAAGAAGCTTTGCGTTTGACCCGGCCAGTTTAAATGCTTCACCCATCTGCATTAGATCGACGTTGGCATTGGTAAACGTGCCTATAAGCATGTTTGCCGTGCTTTCCATCTCCCCTCTAAATCGAGAGGCAACGTCTGCACCTGTAATCATCTGCTGATTAAAAATGCCCTGTTCTGCGTTCTCTGCCCTGAGCTGTTTCTCTACGTTCGCCAGGGTAATTCCGTAGCCAGCCATGACATTGGTTACAATGTTTCCTGACTGGGCCATCGATATCCCGCCAGCGGTTGCAACCATCGCCATCGTATCAATGGCACCAACGATTGCATCAGGCTTAAAGCCTGCCATCGCCATAAATTTCATGCCCTCAACAATCTGGTCTGCCGTATGCTCCGTCCTTGAAGCTGCCTCTAGTGCCTTCTTCGACAGAAGATCAAAATCCTTCCCAACGCCCCTCGTCGTTCCAGTGGATATGGCCGTAACCCTCGACATATTCTGGTCAAACCTAGCGGCGAACAAGGCAGAGGCACCAGATGCCGCAAGCATGGCAGCGCCGTACCTGCCTGCACTGCTTGCTACCATCCGAAGGTCTGTTCCAACGTGCCTTAATGACGTGCCGAGCTTTTTGAAATTCTTACTGGCCGAGGCGGCCTTCTTGCCTGCCTTTTTGACAGAATTTCCAGCCTTGTCGAAAGCGCCGGAAGCCTTGTTTATCTTCTGGGCAGCCTCTTCAAATTCTTTTGATATTTTAGAGAATCTAGTGGTAAGGCCACCTAACTTCTTCCCCATCTGGAGAATAGCCTTGTTTGCCTTAACCATATTGGCGACGAATTGAGCCGTTTCGCCTACGAGGGTAACCTTTGTCTTCGTATCAACCATCTTAGACCTCTGAATCTGAACCTAGTATTGATTCAACATCAACGCTCTCGTCATATCTCGACAAATCTATATCCTCATTGTCCTCGTATTCAGGGTCCGTGTCCTTGTCGCCGCCCTTATCCTTGCTGATATCCTGCTGCATCCCCCTCATCATCGTCTGAAAGGCACCCATGTCCTTCTTGTTTGAGATCATCTTTTGCTCAAACTGTGACAATCTTGGTGTTTTCTCTTTTTCTTTCTTAAAGAAATTGCCCCTTGGAAGCAGGTCTGCCGGCTTTATCTTCTTCTTTGACCAGCAGTTCATCAAATTGGCACACGCCCACGCCAAACGCTCCATCTCATGGGTGGAACGTTCCGCGTGACCATCTGAAATTATCTTAAACTCGCGCAAGGTCATCCCCGTGAATATGTCATCGGGTCTACCCCAAAATTCATTGGGACTAATGCCAAGCAAAGAAGCTGAACGAACTAGCTCGCCAAATTGGAACCGCTTGCCGCCAGGCTCGCGCCGAAAGGGCTGGAGTTTTCCATTCCTCCCGTGTTCTCTTCTTCATCTTCTTCATCTTCTTCCATTAACTCTTCGGCACCAGGAAGACCCATTGCGATGGTTTCAATGACACTCGTTAACAACTCCGTAAAGTCATCATAGTCGTCAATCCATCTTGACACTTTCATAGTTGTAAGTTTGGCTTCCTTGCCTTTTTTGCCAGCAAACTCGTGCATGACACCGACAAGGATTGCTTCCCTCAAAATGCGAATACCAATAAGATCCTCAGAAAGGATCTTGCTGATACCCATTCCTAGGCGTTCCTCCAGCATACAAATTTCATGGGATCGAAACCGTAAGGTTCTCGATTGACCACCAAGTTTAATGTGAAGAATTCCTCTTTGCTTATTTTTAACCATATTCTCTCCCTTAAGAACCCCCCTAAGAGCGGCTCGTATTTAAAGAACGACCATCACAGACCCGCTCAATCTCAGAGAGATATCCAGGGTAGCAACATCATCCAAAGGACTACCAGGTGCAAAGCTTGTTGCAAAGGCAGCACCATTAAATTCTCTCGCATTTGTTGTTGCTGATCCAAGAAACAAGGGTCCATCAGGCAAATACCAATAATAAAAGAGCTTAGACTGCATGGCGCAGTAAAGCATATTGATCTGAGCAAGATCACTCTCGTCATATCGAAGCGTTAAATCCAACGTTTCATCATGAAAATTTGGAATATACGTTCGAGCCGTCCCATGCTCAAGGGTATTGGACAACGGGAACCCCGTATAGGTACCAATCGTGTTGTGAACGGTTGTCTCAAGCTCATCGACGTTACCGTTAAATGTCGCATCCACAAGGGACGCACACGCAATGGCCGTAATCGCCGCCGAAGGTGGAGGCCCAGCGGGAACCTCTACGGACTCCGGGTCGGGACCAGGCGTCGCCACCCCCAACGTGCCGCCATCAGAAGTTGGTTGATCAACATTGGTTGCCACGCCCGCCGTAACATCTGCGCCAACCCAAAATTCTCCAAGTCTACCTGCTATAGCTGTCATTTTTATCTCCTGAAATTAAAAAACCTAGTTAACTACCATGATGGTGCCACTTAGGCGAAGTGATAGGTCAAGCGTAGCAACGTCATCCAAGGGGGTCCCAGGACTGAAGCTTGTGATAAATGAAGAACCCATCCAGAGTCGCGTACCGGCAGTCCCAGCATTAAACCCCGGCCCATCAGGAAAATACCAAAACCAAAACAATTTCGATTCAAAGGCGCAAAACATGAGGTTCCGCTGACACTCGTCTTCCTCATCATAGCGAAGCGTTAAATCCATAGTTTCGTCATGAAAGTTGGGGATATACTGTCGCGCCGTTTGATGATCAACTGTCGTCAAAGCATAGGTGCCGTCTGTATTGTGTACCGTTGTCTCTAGTTCATCGACGTTTCCACTAAGGCTTGCGTCTACCAGGGAGCTGCAAATACGCGCTGGAGCCAATGCGCCATTTACCGGCCCCTGAGCGGCCACTGCCTCCGGGTCAACCCCTGGCGTGGTCAACGTAGCCTGCGGCACGTCTGTAATCGTTGCAACTTGTGGTGGCCCTGCCGCAACGCTTATGTCCACGCCGGCCCAGAATTCTCCCAGTCTACCTGCTATTGCTGTCATGTCATTTCTCCTGGTGGGGTCAATCCCCTGTTAGTAAGGATATCCCCCCGATAAGAGGGGTGGCGGCGAACCGCAACAGTCAAAAGGGGGAGGTTGACTGTCCATAAAATGCACCCCGTATAAACAAACTTTATTAGGTCACATACGTCAAGTGTTTTTCCCTTCTATGTGACAGAAACTGTAGAAACTCCAAGATTATCCAAAGAAGACCTCCACACCTGGTATGGGATTCCATCAACTGTGCTGATAGATGTTACAGAGAATGGAACACTAAATGCAACACTCCCGACAGAAGAATACTCTTTAGGAAAACAGTAGTACATATACTCGGCGGCACCTGTTGTCAGGGAAAAACTCCTGTATCTATTCGTAGAATAAGAGTTATTTGATAGATTCATAATGAACGCTTCGCCCGTACCACCTGCCACCCCAGTACCCCAGTATACAGAATACTCCTGTAGCCAGTACATCATATTTATATTTACAGACCAAGTATGGTGACCATCCTTATCTTCTCCAAGATAATTTGGTGATCCATCATTAACTTGAGAATCTATGTAGGTTCCTATTTGCTTTCTATCTACAGCACTTAAAATTGCGTCAGAAATATCTTGCCCAGCACTGAACTCGAACGGATTGGATCTATGTTTAACATGGACCATGGGCTTCTTTATTTGAACCCTTTTTACCGACCCATTTATAAATGTTGTGGGATTTCTACCACCCGTGTCGAGGCAAAATGTCGCAGAATGAGGGACTCCGCTGGGATCAGGATTTTGAGAGAATGCCCTTATGGGTCCAGCAAACAAATTGACGCCAAGCGTTAACTGGGGGAGGGAGGTATTAAGATAATTAACCACATCCAGGTCAGGCTGATATACAATTGACACGGTGCGTTACTCCTTCCTTTTCTTTGCGAGTGGTCCCTTGGAGCCTTTTCGGCCCTTTAGCCCCTTTATTCCCCTTTTCTTCCTTATGTTTTCCGCTGTTGCTTGCTCAAGCCTGTGTTCCATGGGTCCATCCACTGCATGATCTATGGCGTTAATGAGATATCCAGCTTCTTTTCCGTGCTGGAAATTCATCTCATAGCCCTCGTGAACGATGCCAGCATAGTCTCGCTGGTTCTTTGGTACGGTGTCATAGGTTATCTCACAGGACGGATTGGCCCTTGTGGGCGGCTCCAGGTGTCCAGAGGCTCTCAGATCACCCGTGTCCACTGGAACTCTCTCCTGGCTATCCTTAAATATCTCCACGGCTTCATCGTACACAGCTCTAAGGAATGCGTCTGGGGCGTGTTTTTCCAACCTGTTCAACATCCTCTTTGCCCTTTTCATCCCGGCCTTATCTACCTTCATGTACAGAGGCATAAGCTTCTCCTAAAAGTAAAGATGATAAATGACTATGTCCCCTGCTGGGGTCTGGGCAGAGGATATGGCTATTGGGACTATGGAGTCATTCGGATCTGTGGTGTCTGTTCCTGGCAGCCAGACTCTATCGGATGGTCTTACCCTCTCAAGGGTTACTATCTGCGTAGAGCTAACCCTTTCATCCCCATCTCGATCTCTCACTAGCTCCATTTTTGATTCGACTCTTGCGGCAGAGGAGATTTGCGTGGCTGAAAACTGGGGCTGCCCGTAGGCGTCCCTCCCTGAGAAACGCTCAATGGTCACAGTTTGGGTAAGCATATCAGTTAAAGACATTACGCACCTGGTATCCGTCTATGCGGAACCAGCATTTGGGTAACCTGAGATGAAAATGGGGAAGCAGGATACATCTTATGAAGTGCAGCCTCCCCGATCCCTGTTCTCTCGTAGGTCACGCTGTACGACATTAACTTCTGGCTCTTTATATTCCTGTCCATTCCCCTTTTTCGATACTCAGAAGATATAGCCAGGGTACACGCCCTTTGGATGTCTGCTGGAAGGGTGGGGGATAGGGACGATGGAAGATCATACCCGCCATCATATGTAACTTCTATGACTGGCCATTCCTGCCCAGGCATAGGGTCACCTGCTATGGTTCCAGGTGGACGAGGCACTGTCCATGGCCATCCTGCTCTGTAGTAAACAAGTCCGGCTAGGGCATCTTTTATTTCCACGTCTGCAACGTCATATGGAAACAAAATGGGGGTACCCATCGAGGTAAGAATGATACTCGTTAATGACAAGATAGGTGTTTTTGATAATATTAGGGTGTAATTACCATACCCCGATATTCTATCCACCTTCGCCTCATTCCTAGACAGTTCCCTGTTAAGAAATGCTTCTACCTGTGACGAAGTGGAGTTTATGAGTGCTTCTAGGTATCGATCATTTGATACGTCAACACTAGATATATCAAGTTCAAGCTTGACATCCTGTAAAGTAGTAAGGGCATTCGCTGCTAGAGCCATTGAAAACCATCCCTTTACTCTTCTGCCTTCTTCTTAAGCCTAGAAAAAACCCTTTTCTTCTTTTTCTTCTTTACGGGTTCCTTTTCTAACTCCTTGACAGGCTCAGGGTTGGAAGATGGCGAAGGTGGCACAAGGACCTTAGTCACTGGAGCAACTGACACCTCGGCAGTCGCATAAGAGGCAAATCCTTTTTTGACGTAAGTGGCCGCTGCCTTTTCGTCAAACATTGCCTCGTCCCCGGGACAGTAAGGTGAACACGATCTCTCGAACCTTATACACACCCTCGCCATCATTCCTCCCTTTTTATTATACTGGCTTAATCACTGTTCCGCCGCAAATGGCAGAGCAATGGTAGTCTACTGTGTCTGCCGCACCGCTAATCGTCCATAGAGTCTGGACGCGAACATGCCGACGAAGGCGATGCAGCGGAACGTTAAAGGAAAAGCTACCGGCTTGCGTAGCATTATCCAGTGAAATGACAGGATTGGTGGGAAGACCATCAGCCCCGTCAGCAGCTCCCATGAAGACATCTGCTGCAACATCAGCAAACGCGCCAGGGGTGCCAGTTCCATCATCAGGGGCATCCTGCAACGTAATCGCGCAGATTGCCGTATCTGGAACACCAATAACACCTGAAGCATCACACTGGATCAATGCAGAACCAAGCTCCTGTGCGTTATTGGGGATAGTGTCAAGTGACGCCCCATTGTCCTCGGGATCCCCAGTTGCAAAACGATTTTGCAAAAGAAGATTAGATACAATGTATGCGCCGACATCATGCACAAATGAAATACCAGACATTCGGTTACTCCTTTACTTAAGGCTAAACGCCCCAGTCTACTCCGGTGATTACAGAAATTTCCTGGCCTCGTTGCCTTGCCCCGAAATCGTGACGCGCAAGCGTCCGAATAACGGTCTGATCTGAGGAAATACCGCTTACGACTCCAGTGCCATCGTTGAAGGCTCCGCCATCATAGACACTGACCTCAAGAGAGGTGCTTTCAGCGATAACAAGGGATGAAAAGTCAGCAAAGTACACTTCTGTATCATTTCCTGCTCCACTAATGTTTAAGTTAGTAGGAATTTGAGTGGTACTATTATAGCGAAAGCCCATAAGAGTTCCACGCAGCATCTCATCACGGAACACAAAATTCCCATTAAGATCACGCTGGCGCATCAGTCCCGCTTTTGTGCGAGGCGTCATTAACCATCCTGCGTTATTCAATGGAACGTTCAAGTTCTCCAGGTTTAGCATTGCTGTAAATAGATCGTTAGTAATCTCGTCCAGCGTTGCGGCACCAGGACCACCTGCCGAAATGCGTTGAAACACATTGGCTGGTAATGCCCAGAAACGCATACCCTTTGGAGTATTTGATCCACCATCGTCCCGAATAAACGCAATATCCTCTCGAAGAGACATACTGCGAACCATGTCGTCACGAACCATAGCATCAACGTTAATTGAAGCATCACGTAGAAGGTCATTTGAGATCGGCACAAGAGAAACAAGTTTCTTGGCTGATAGAGTCAACTGACCAAACGAGGGTTGACTTGGCGGAACGTTCTGCAATTCCCCGATGTAGCTTGCCGTGGCAGCCGTATCTTGGAATGGCATCGTGATAGATCCCATGTTCATAGGAATGCTTGGCGTTCCCATTGCACGAACAACGGTCTTTGCTCGAAGAAGTTCAATGACTTCATTCATAAAATCTTCTGGAACTAATGCACCACCGGCTTGAAACACGGATTCGTTCAAGCTTTTCTGCATGTACATGTCGCCCCAGCTTTTGGCGATTTCAGCGGCACGTTGGGGATCACCCCGACCTGCTGCCAGCAGTCGAATAAATCGAGCAGCTTTTACACCCTTTTCTCTGTTTGACTTAAGGTTATCCTCAACTTCAGGTCGGGCAGATTCACCAACAAAGGCATGTGTATACTTTCGTTCTGTTTCTTTCCTCTCTTCGTTTTCCTTGGACATCTTAACAATTTCTTCCCTGAGATCAGCGATTTCATCACCCAAGGCTTCTTTAACGAATGACTGAACATCTTCTTTAGAGACAATACTCATCGTTGTTCTCCTTGTTTACCACTGAGTTGACAAATAAGGCTTCTCAGGGCTTGCATTTCTTCTGTTACGGCAGCTTTCACCACCTGTTTGGCCTCTTTACGGTCACAAACAGTCTTACTGCATTTTTCTGGTATGTCTACACCAAGATTACTGATATCTTTGTGAGCGTCTTCAGTCGCATCATTATCTGTATCGTCGGTAACGTCAACACTGTCAGTGCTTACCCTTGATTCGCCATCACCATATGGAGGTGGCTCCCTCCCGAAGTCACTGTAATGCTTTGATAAATGATCATATATTGAACGCTTATTTTCTTCTGACATGTCTAGTTTGCCACCGGCCCCGAGCAGCGTGGCCATGGCCGCGCCTACGCCGCGCCAGCTTAATGCGTAGTCACCAGACCTGTGGTGTAGGAGTTTAAATGCACTTTTGGCATCCCCTGACAGCCACTCCTTTTCATCATACCAT